GAAAACACGCCAACAAGAAAGAGTGTATAGTTACGAAGCTCTTTTTTACCATCAGACGTATGGTGAAGAGGCCAAACTTCCAGATCTTTTTGTGTCTGCGGACACTATTCATTGGAAACAGCATCTAGCTGTTTTAGCGGCGGCGCAGTTTTGGGTAGATCAAGGAATTTCCAAGACCGTAAACCTGCCCACTGAAATGACGTTCGAAGAATTTAAGGATGTATACCTACATGCTTATTTATTGGGTTGTAAAAGCGTTGCTGTCTTTAGGTATAATCCAGAGACACTGGGTTCTATTTTGACTCTTGATGACGATTTGAAAAAGACTCGTTACAAGTTTACATTGGAATCCGGCGAAGTTCTCGAAGTTGCCGGTGATCAAAAGATTGAGTATGATGGTGAAACAACCATTGCTGCTAATCTTTTCTCAGCCTTAAAGGAAGGTACTTATGCAAAATTCTAACATTCTCAAAGTTTCGTCAAAAATTGTTGGTTTTGAATTTTTGGGAGATAAGAAAAATGTGCCAAATGAGACAGTTGCGAGTTTGGAAATCCTTAGCGAGAACACGAAACGTCCAATGGTGCTCTCTGGTAAAACGTACAAACTCAAATCACCCGTTTACGAAGCGGCACTTTATATCACTATCAATGATCTTATCTTAAATTCTGGAACACCTCAAGAATTTACAAGACCTTTTGAAATTTTTATCAATTCAAAAGCTATGGAATCTTTCCAATGGATTGTGTCATTGACTAGAATGATTTCCGCAGTATTTCGTAAAGGTGGTGACGTCACTTTTATCGTTGAAGAATTAAAGTCAGTTTGTGATCCGCGTGGCGGTTATTGGAAGCATGGTAAGTACGTGCCAAGCATTGTTGCTGAAATTGGGATGGTTGTTGAAGACCATCTAATTGGGTTAGGTCTGATTAAAGTTGAAAATGTTGAAAAAGGGGATGTGGAAGTCATGCACAGTCCTCCGATTGACAAAGTTTTAGCAAAGTGTCCTAATTGTGGCGCTCCTGCTTTGGCACGAGAATCAGGTTGTGACAAATGTTTGAATTGTTCTTGGAGCAAATGTTCATGAGTGAAGATACTTTTGATTTTAGTCAAGCCTTGAAATTTATTAAAGAAGGCTTGCGCGTTACAAGAAAGGGCTGGAATGGAAAAAAGATGTATGTTTTTCTGGTTCCAGGAAGTACCTTTAAAGTTAACAGACCTCCATTACTGGGTATTTATCCAGAAGGTACTGTTATTAATTACCACGCTCATGTTGACATGAAGACGGCAGACGGCACAATTGTTCCTTGGTTGTGTAGTCAAACCGATATGTTGGCTGAAGATTGGACTTATGACGACGTCTAAAGACATCAGCTTTTCTGAACTTGCGGTATCATCTTTCGACCGCACGTTCAGAGCTATATTTAAACAGAGCCATGAAGAAGTGGCTCGTTTAGATAGAATTAATGCGGCTATGAATTTGATTGAGGGTCAGCTTTTAGAGCCAGAGCGTATCCAAGAAATGGATACTATGCAGCAAATAGCTCTAATGGAACTTTTAAGCCGCACACAGCAATCCACCATTAAGAATGTGATGAGTTTTGGTGGTACTTTGGAAAAGGTGAGGACTATCGTCAGCATTAGCGATGGTATTCAACAGTACACTGCTTTGCCGCATAGTCCAGAGGGCGAATTTCCATTGTTGGAAAATAACACTGATGAATGAGTCCATTCTTAATGAGTTAAAAAACATGCTTAAATACCCTTCTTTGTATCGACATAAGATACATAGTTGGGTTAAAAGCGGTCTTTTACTCAAATATACGGATGCAGTAGTTGACGAAGATTTAAAAGAGGACTTAAAATTATTATACAGAAAAGAAGTAGAAAAACTAAGCACCAATGATCTTATGATCATGTATTCAAAAATGATAGGTACTAGACGTGTTTCTGCTAAAGAAATTACAACGACCATTCAAAAAAACTGGGTGAGAGTATCTCCCAGTAAAAGAGGAAAAACCAATGCTCCACAATGAAGCTTTTGAATACTACTTCAATTTAGGTAATACTAGAAATTTGCTTAAATTGTCTAAGCAGATCGACGTTGATTTTGAGACTTTAACACGTTGGTCGGACGTGTACGCATGGGAAGAAAAAATACAGGCCCGTGATCGTGAAGTAGATCGTGTTTTTGATAATGTCTATAAACGAAGAACTATGGATAATTACATCCCCGGCTGAATTGCGTAGCGTGGCACAAGCGTATCAAAGTTTAGTGCAAGCCAACGTACTGGCGATGTCTAAAGGTATAGATGTGAGTGGTGGTAAAGCACCTAAAACGTGGAGTGATTTACTCCAACAAATTGAAGTGCCAGAGATTGATAATTCGGAGTTGTGATGATTCAAAAACGTGCGATCACGAAGAAGAACGAAGAAGAAAAAGAGCGTAGCAACAACTGGAAAACGGATTTAATTCTTCGTTGCCAAAAAGATCCTGTGTTTTTTATTGAACAGGTCTTAGGTGACTCGTTGTGGAGTAAGCAAAAAGAAATTTGCATGGCTCTGGTTGATACAGAGCGCCTTGCCGTACCTGCCTCCTATGGCGTGGGCAAATGCGTAGCTTTTGGCGAAAAAATAATTCTGGCTGATGGCAGAGTTGTTTTAGCAGAAAATTTAATTGATACGTCTTTTGTGGTTTTGGCATGGGACGAAAAGACCGGCAATCAAGTACCTGCTGTTGCTTGGGCTGTAGATAATGGCGTAAAACCTGTTTATCGAATTACCACTAAATCGGGTAGAACTATTGTCAGAACTGGTAATCATCCTCTGTGGTCTTCTTATTTAGTAAGAAGAAAGGTACATTTAATTCCAGAACTTGCTCAATGGAGACCTATTTCTAATTTAAGTGAGGGTATGGCAGTAGCAGTGCCTCTAACTTTAAATGTATCTCCAAAGAAAAGAATTTCTGAAGATACTGCAAAACTCATTGGTTACTTTTTGGGAGATGGTGCTACCACGCAATCTTTAAACTTTACTCAAAAAGAAGGTAAAACTCTTGATGATTTTGTTGAAATTGCAAATCGTTTCAATTGCGATGTTTCTAAAATTAAAAACAGTAAGTATGACTATCGTGTAACTGGTAGAGAACGCACTAAAGATAATATCCATCCTCTTAACCCATTGTTGGACTTATTTAGATCTTTTGGTATGGTTGGAAGTAAATCAAAAGATAAATCTTTCCCAGATTTTGTTTGGGAACTAGAAAACGATCTTTTAGCATTAGTAGTGAATCGACTTTTCGCCTGTGATGGTTGGGCTTTTACACCAAAAGATGCTAGAGGTAATGCACGAATTGCCATTACTTTAGCATCAGAAAAAATGATTCGTGATGTAGAATTAGCCATGTTGCGTTTGGGAATTTATGGTTTAGTATCTTATGGTCAAAAATCATGTGGTGGTAAAAAGTTTGATGCATGGACATGGCAGTGTTTGCGAGGAATTGAAGTTCTTAAATTTGCAGAACGTGTTGGTATTTATGGAAAAGAAGCGGCTGTAAAAAAATGTGTTGATCACATTTTGCAAAATACATCTTTTAAGAAGATGATAGAATGGCCGTATAAAAATATTCATGAGGGTTATGCTTGGGAGCAAATAAAGTCTATTGAATACTTGGGCGAACAACCCACGGTCGGAATTTCTGTACCAGAGTATCATACATACTTAACAAGTTTTGTGGAACACAACACCTACATCGCCGCACGATTAGCTTTATGGTTCTTGTATTGTTTTCCACAAGCTAAAGTTATTTCAACGGCTCCCACACTTAGGCAAGTGAAAGATTTGTTATGGGCAGAAATTCGCAATGCTCACACAAAGTCTAATTATAAATTAGGTGGCGAAGTTCTGCAGATGATGATTAAGCTCAGTGATGAGCAATTTGCTATTGGATTTAGTACTGATTCAGAAAATACTGACAGATTCACAGGTTGGCACTCTCCATACCAATTAGTGATATTCGATCAGGCTGGTGGTTTAGATCCTCTTATTTGGGAATCCGCAGAGGGTTTAATGACTTCGGCGCATTGTCGTTGGCTGGCGATTAGCAATACCGCTATTTCTGATTGTGAGTTAGCGAATATTTGTATGCCAGATAGATCTACTCGTTTTGGTACATGGAAAGTTATTAAGATTACTGCTGAAGAATCTCCAAATGTTGTAGCTGGAAAGAATATTATTCCAGGTTTGATTGCTCATGATTGGGTGAAGAAGCGCGAAGAAGCGTGGGGTCGAGATGATCCACTGTACCGGGTATTCGTCAAAGCAGAATTTATTCCAGATGCTCAGATGACAGTAGTGCCTTACCATTACATCAATCAGGCGTTTGAATCGGATGGTGAGTTAGGTCAGCATATTGAGGTAGGTTTGGACGTAGCCCGCATGGGTTTGGACAGCACAGTCTGGACAGCAGTATCTGGTTCTCGTGTCTTGGAAATTAAGCGTGTTACCGGCAACACCACAATGGTTGTGGTGGGTGAAACCATAGAATTTAGACGTTATTTGGAAGAAAAATATGGAATGCCTTTACTGACGTGTCGAATGGACGTGATTGGTTTAGGTGCTGGTATTTATGATCGATTAGTAGAATTAGATTTTCCAGTTCAAGCAGTCAACAATGCAAATGTTCAAGAAGTAGTAGATAAAGAACGTTATTCCAACATGCGAGCAGAAATGGCGTGGTGCTTCCGGTATCGGTTAGAGCATGGTGGCGTAGGCTTAAACTCATTGTTTGTATTAGATTGGGAAATTAAGAATTACGTTCGCGGTGACATGCAAGTGATGAAGTATAAAATTACTTCTAACGGTAAGATCCAGCTTGTTTTGAAGGAAGAAATACGAGCAGAATTAGGACGTTCACCAGATTATTGGGATTCTTTAGTGATGGCATTTGAACAACCTGGTGGTGGACCTGTTCAAATTGAATTTATTGGAAAACCTGAACCTAAAGAGTCTGAAAAGATCATGACTGAAGAAGAATGGAACATTTTCATTGGTCAGACTGTGGCTATAGATGATAGTTATTTTGATCACGAAGCGTATATTTCTTGACTTTGTTGTGAAAAGTGCTAAATTACTAAAATTCTTAATCATGTGGTGTAAAAATGATCAAGGCTTTCAATTTCCAAGAGTGGTTGAGTAAGGGCGGAGACGAGAGTAGCCGTACTTTTGCACTTGATGCATCTTATGACAGGATGTGTTGGGTGAGAGCTTGTGTTGATCGCATTGCCACATCTGCCAGTTCTGCACCTTTGTTGTTTTATAAAGGTCAAGTAGATAAAATTAACGATTTTAACGAAAAAGATCGAATAAAAGACAAAAGTAGTCCCGTGTATCGGTTGTTTAACCCTCCTAAAGACCCTTACATCACCAGTTTTACGCAATTGATGCACAGAACTTTCATTCATTTGTGCATTGACGGGTACATTTACTGGGTTATTGAGCGAAAAGGTGGGGTCGCTACTTCAATTGATTTACGATTTAAGAATGAAATTCAGCCAATCTTAGCGCACAATGCCAAAAATGCGATGTTAAGACCTGATTTGATCGGTTGGGAAGCACCGAATGGTAAGAAATATCCGCCTTCTGACATCTTATTAGTCACTAACTACAATCCCAACTATAATGATCCGATTAGCGCGTACACCGGATTGTCTCCACTGACCGCAGCACGGCTCAGTTTAGAGTCAGAATTTAGCATTGCGGGTTGGAACTCTTCGTTTTTCCGTTCTGGTATGAAAAATCCTTTGTTGATTCAGGCCAAAGGTCAATTATCACGCGAACAAAAGGCTGAAATTCGCCGCGAAATTGTCAACTACTACAGTGGGATTGATGGCGCGCATGGCGCACTGTTAATGCAAGGTGGTGTTGAAGTTAAACCTTTGGTTGTTAATCCAAAAGACATAGATTTTATTAACGGAAAGAAGCTGAATCGTGAGGAAATCTTGGCAATTTTCGGCGTTCCTCCGTCAATTGTTGGTATCTTTGAATACAGTAATTATAGTAATACGAGAGAGCAGATTCGAATATTTTGGGAACACACATTGTTACCTAAAATGAATTTTTTGTTGGAGTTAATTCAGTTTAACATCTTAGATAAAGATTTTCCCGGCATTTCTGCAAAATGGGACTTGTCTCAAGTTAAAGGATTAGCTCCTGATCCAGTGGAATTAGCTGCACCTGCTAAAACTTATCAAGATATGGGTTATTCAGCGTCCCAAGTGGCGAAAATTTTGAATTGCCCCACGTTAGAACCTGACAAAGACTTTGAAAAGCCGGAACCTAAAGAAATTACACCTCCAAATGCTGAAGATCCTTTGAATCCAGCAGCTCAAAATCCAAAAAAACCCACAAAGCCTGTAAAACCAGCAAAACCCGGTAATCCGAAACCTTCGGATAAGCCAAAACCGGACAACAACAACGATTTTTCGCATTTTTTAGAGCGTAATCTGAAAAATTACGTAGAAAGCGTGAGTTTGGAAAATTCTTTTACGATTTTACAGTTGTGGGAAGATTTAGTTGAAGATTTAATCAAACAACACTACGAAGTTACTCAAGAGATGTTGGAATCTTTGAAAGGTGTGCCACAAACATTCCTAAATTGCCCTACAGAGTCAATGCATTCCGAACTGGAAAAAAATATTGACAACATTGTAGTTTTAATTAGAAGTATGCTTTACAATGTTGAAAGAAGATTGTAAAGTACACCAAAGATTTAGGAGTATTTATGAAACATACCTGTGAATTTGAATTTAAAAAGAGTACCATCAATAAAAAGAGTGCAGAAGGTCGTAATGTGTACTCCGCTATTGCGAGTACTGCCACTGTAGATCGGCACAAAGAAGTGCTGATTCCAAAAGGCTGCATTGCTACTCGTTTTTTGACTAATCCTGTCATGCTGAATATTCACAATGGTCGTGAGTATCCGGTAGGTAAGGTTTTAGATGTAAAAATTGACAAGAGTTCAGTTCAATTTGACTTTGAATTTGCTGACACTGAGAATGGCAAAGAGTTAGAAAAGCTGTATGTTTCTGGCTTTATGAATGCGTTCTCCGTAGGTTTCATTCCCAAGCAGTATGTGGATTGTTACGACCTTAGAGATAATGAAGGTAACTGGAAAGTTTCTTCTATTGAATTTGACCTTCCTGACGGAACTAAAGAGTCATTTGACCTGTCTGCGTACAAGACTAACGAACTTTATGGCATTGTTCCCAAGTGGGAATTGCTGGAAATTAGTCCTGTTTCCATTCCTGCCAATCCAGATGCTTTGCTGTTAAGAGCGAAGGATGATGCTGTTCGTAAGTTCATCGATCAAGGTCATAGTAAGGCAGCTGTGAGTCTGGTAGAGCGTAGATTGACTGACAATCTTGCTGACCTGTCTAGTAAGTTGCATGGATTTATGGCAAAGCTTGAGTCTGAAGCGCCAATTAGTTCTGTTGTTCCTTATACAAAGAGCGACGTTGTAGACGAAGCGTGGGACGTTCAGGATTCCAGAGCTGCTTTAGTCGTTTGGTCTAGCTCTGACAAGAGCGGTGACAAGGAAACAATGGATTGGGGTCAGTACGCTAAGGGCTTTGGTTGGGTAGACGTAGAAAAAGCAGATAAATTTAGCAGCTATCATTTCTGTCACCACACTGTTAAAGAAGGTAACTTGTTAGTAGTGTGGAAAGGCTTGTGTCTGGCTATGGCTACTTTGTTGACTGAGCTTTCTTCAAACACTGATGCTAAAGAAGTCTATGACCATCTGAATCAGCATTATGCTGATTTTGGGAAGACTGCTCCTGAGTACAAAGAGTATTCAATCGAAGACATTGAAAAGATTAAATCTGGCGAAGATTTGATTGTTAAGAGTGATGAGGCTGAAGCTCCGGCTGAAGAACTTTCTACTAACTCTCTTGAAGTTGTCACTACTGGGCTGACTGAAATCAAAGCCAGTGTCAAAGAACTTGAAGAAGTTGTTCGGTTGCGATTCAATATCTTGGGTCGTGTTTTTGATGAATTGCAAAAGACTGTAGAATCAAGCTTGACAAAACAGTCTGATACTAATTCTGAAGCTAGTAAGGATGACTCGGAAAGCAACACTGATGAGTCTAAGCTTTTAGCTGAAAAATTAAGTGCTTTACACTTGTTGTTTTCTGATATTAACCAAAGTAACGCTTGAGGATAAGATCATGTCTGATGTTGAGATGCTTAAACAGTTTGATGTTTTTTCGAAGTCTGTTCAGGACGCTCTTGCTATGTTCAATAACCAAGAAGCTTTGGTTAAGGTTCTGCAAGGTAAGGTTGCGGAACTGGAACAGAAGGTAGTAGACAATCTTGTCTTTACTTCTACCGAAAAGAACAGTGGTTTTGGTTTTGAAGGTAAGCCAAAACAAGCCAAAGACTTCGTTACGATGATTAAGGGTATTTACAATCGTGATGATGCGATGGTTAAGGATTTGGTTGAAGGTCGTGACCCGGACGGTGGTTACCTAGTTCAGACCGAATACCGCAATACACTGATGTCTTTGATTGAGCAGTACGGTATGGCTCGTCAACAGTGTACTGTTATTCCTATGAAGACCATTGAACTGACTATGCCCAAATTAACGGGCGGTGTGCAGGTTTACTGGATAGGTGAAGGTCAGACCATTCCTACGACTCAGCCGACCTTTGGCGAGTTCCGTATGACCATCAAGAAGCTGGCTGCATTGGTTCCAATGACCAGCGAACTCTTGGATGACACCAGCGTAGCGATTGCGAACCTGTTGGCAACGTTGTTTGCTCAGGCGATTGCTAAGGAAGAAGACCGCATTGTGTTCACCGGCAACGTGAATGTCAGCGATCCGTTTAATGGTGTGTTGTACGATCCAGGTGTCCGCACTTACACTCTGCCAGCCACCAAAACTGCATTTACTGACATCACCGTAGATCAGCTGGCCGATATTACGTCTATGCAGACTAACACTTTGTCGGAAGGTGCTAAGTTCTACATGCATCGCACGATGTTTAATATTCTTCGTCAGAAGAAAGACAAAGAAGACAACTACATCTGGTCCGCGCCGACTGCCGGTAATCAGCCTGGTATGATCTGGGGCTATCCGTATGAACTGGTCGAGTCTATGCCTGCGATTGGTGCGAGCGGTGCTGGTAAACCGTTCTTGTTCTTCGGTAACTTGAAGCACTACTACATTGGTGATCGCAAGCAGCTGACGGTCGCTCGTTCTGAACACGTCGGCTTCACTCAAGATAAGATCTTCCTGCGTATCTTGCAGCGCGAAGGTATGGCTTATGCTTTACCTGAAACGGGCGTCGTGATTAAAACTGCCGCCAGCTGATAATTCTAGGGGGCTAGGTGACTAGTCCCCTTTTAAGGAGGTTTTATGAGTTGCTATCAAAGTCTTAGAAATTTGTGGGACGGCGTGAATCATTTTGGCGTCTCAGTGGGTACTTACGTAGAAACTGACTGTGAAAAGTGGGTCAACCGTTTCGGAAATGATCTTCGTAAGTTAGGCGTTGATGAACAACCGATTCCTGGAGTGGCTATTCTGACTCTGATTCGTACTGTTGAAGATGCTGAAGTAGTTCCTGTTGAAGTACCAGAAATCGTTCCTGAAGTCGTTAAAACGAAACCTAGAAAGTTTCAGCCGCCTGTTCAAGAAGATGTTATCCCCACTGAACCTAGTGAGGCCTAACAATGGCTGCGGACATCAATTCTTTTGTCGAAGATGTTGTTAGAGAAGCATGTATCTTGTTGCAAATACAAGATACCGTGACTAATTTGATAGCTACCTTTGATAGCAGAGTTAATGTCTGTGCCCGTTCTGCTTATAGTCAAATCGTCAGTTTTTTGAATAGAGAGTTAGTTTTTGGATCTTACAAAGAACGTTATTTTGATCAAGATACGAGAATCCTTTTACGCAATTGCCCGATCAAAAAAGTAGACAAAGTCACTATTATTGATAATGAGTATGCATCTACTTTATCTGATTCTTTTACTACTTTTGATTTAATTGACACTACAGAATACTTAGTTCAAAATAATAAGTATCTAATGCTTAACGTCGCAGTAGTACGGGAACGTAACACCGCTATTAAAGACGTACATTCTCCAATTAGTATTTATGTGGAATATGATGGTGGTTATCTTTCACTTGAAGAACAAGAACCTAGAATTTTTGAAGCCTTAATTTTGCAAACCGTAGCAAATTACAACAGATTATCTATCTTGGGCGTTTCAGAGATGTCAACAAGCTCTGGAAAAGTACTCATGAGTTCAGTAGGTAACTCTTTAGTAGAATCAGCTAGTCTAGTACTACAACCTTTCGTGTATTATGGCGCAGCTGAGTAAGTGTCATGAAAAGCATTAACGTCAAAGTGCAGCTTGAAAAGAAAGGAAAAGCGACTGATCTAGCACATATTGTGTCTAAACTTGAAAAGTTACCTGATGATCTCGCTAATAAATTTTTGAATGAAGCAAACAAAAACAATTCTTTAAAAAACAGTCTTTTAAATAGAGTACGTGAAAAATTAGCTGCTACGAATGTTTTTGGTCCTACTACTAATTTGTATAAAGATGTCAAAGTTACAGCAAAGAAAAACGCCAACGATTTAAGTTTGACTTGTAGAGTTCCTAAAACATCTAAAGCTTTTAGTTATTTTAAAATCTGGAATTTTGGCGGCACAGTTGTAGCCAAAAAAGCAGATGTTAAATTTCTCACAGTTCCGTTTGAAAAAGAATCTTACAAAAGTCCGCTGGAATTTGATACAAGAAAAAGCGATTCACTCTTTAGTTTTGTTACACCTCGTAGTACATCTACAAGTATGCATAGAATAGACAAAAGTGGTACGTTAGATGCTGATGTTAGAGGAACCTTGTTTTTTGCTAAAAAACCTAAAGAAGACGAGAATGGTAAAACTCAAAAAGTGCCAAGGGATGTTGTAGCAAAATTCTTGTTAGTGCGTAAATTATCCTATAAAGGGCTGCATTGGATTGAAAAAGCACAAAAAGAGTTTGTTACAAAAGATATTCCAAGAATACTAAAAGAGTCAGACTTAACTAAAGGCTTTAAGTTATGATTATCGCTAAACGTGAGCTAATCTCAGTAGAGTTAAAAAGACGTTTAGTTCTGGCGTTTCCAAATACTGCTTTTTTTGAAGGCAGTGGTGGAATTTGGGGGTCTTGGACTCGTGAGTTACCGTGTATTCATATCTTTGAACAAACAGCGAATGTGGTAGGAAGTTCAGTCAGAAATAAAGGTGTTTACACCAATATCCTACCCGTTCAAATTGAGTACGTGAGTAAGCTACAGAATAAGGCTTTATTGTACACAGAGGGAAGAAAAAAGTTAGAACAAGTGAAAAAAGCCCTTGAAATCGATGAACGTTTCGTGCAAAATACAGGCTTGAGTACACCAGGATTAGAACTAGCAGTAAGTTACTTGATGACAGCCAATGAAATCGTAGAAGTGATTCCCAATGTACTTGATGTTGCAGTGTTGTATGAGTTCCAGTTCACAGAACCTTTTTACGGTTACAGTCCACGTAGTATTTAACTGAGTAGGAGAGTTTATTTATGAGTACGCCTAATGTTGAAAATTATGTGTTGGGTCGCGGCGCTCTGTATTGGGATCCCTGGGATCCTATCCTGAAGGCGTATTCTGGCGAGCGTCACATGGGTAACGCGCCGGAAGTGAGCATCAACATGAACGTGTCGTTCTTGGACCACTTCTCCAGCATGAGCGGTTTCAAGGCGAAGGATAAGACCACCATTTCTGAAATCTCTCCGCAGATTTCGTTCACTCTTGACGAACTGGACTCTGATAACTGGAAACTGTTGGTTTTCGGTGACTCTACTGCTATTTCCCAGAGTGCTGACGATGATCTGTCTCTGGTTATTACGGCTCCTATTAAGGGTCGTATTTATGAACTGGGTGCGCGTGGTATTGCTGCTAAGCGCCTGAATCATGGTACGGTGACTGGCGGTTCTTTTGCGATGGGCGGCATCGTTACCGGCGCTACCTCTAGTGCGACTGGCACTATCGTAGAAATCGTTGACACTCTGGTTGAAAAATACTTGCTGCTGAAAGATGTCACTGGCACTTTCCAGAGCGGTGAAATCATCAACACGGGTGCGGTCGCTGCCACGACTTCGTCTGCTCTGTTGGGTATTCCTGGTCGCGTGACTGTGAAGACCACTTCTGGTTCGACGTATTATACCGAGAACTTGGACTACACGGTTGATGCTAACTCTGGCAACCTGCTGATCACTGCCGGTAGCACGATCACGGGTAGCACCACTGTGTATTTCGGCTGCACGGCTCAGACGTACACGCTGTTGACCGCTCTGACGAACATTGGTCAGGAAGGCAAGATTCGTTTCGTTTCCGACAACCCGGAAGGCGGTCAGTACGAACTGAAGGCTTGGCGTGTTCGTGTTAAGCCGAACGGTGACACTGCACTGATCGGTGACGATTGGGCGAAGATGCAGTTCCAAGGCGACATTCTGCGTGACTCGCAGTACCATCCGGCTAGTCCGTTTATGGATCTGCTGGTTACTGACGCTGTGTAACCTTTTTCCAGCGAAATAAAACCACACTACACCACTTGTGTAGTGTGGTTTTTTAGTTTATACTGTACCGAAATTAAATCTTGGAGACAATTTGTGTCGAAGAAGATCGTTAAACTACAAGCATCTGATTGGGATGTTTTATTTCCGTCAGAACCTTTTACCATTAATACTACTACGTTTGAAGTTGCTCCACTGTCCATCTCTGGATTGTCGGCAGTGATGAAAAAAACAACTAAGATTATTGATAAGGTTGTCGCTTTAGACATCGACATCAATAACTTGTCAGGTAATGCTGGAAAGATTGCTGAAGTAGTTTCTTTGATTTTGTTGGAAGCTCCAGAAATTTTGACTGAAATGTCTGGACTGGACACGGAAGATGTCATGCAGTTGCCGTTAGATACGGCTGTAGAGTTGTTTAATCACTGCTTAGATGTCAACTTGAAGTCGCAGGAGAGTTTAACAAAAAACTTCAAGGGTCTGGGGGAGAGAGTCGTCAAGTTCATGGGGAATCGGAGTCAGATTCAATAGATCGGTTTGTTTGCTAGGGAAGCAGGGAAGATTAGTGAAGTAGAGCGCAAAGAACGCATTATGGCTTCATGGCTTGGATTTAATGCGGATAAAAAAGGCTTAGATAAGTTGTTAAAAGAAACTCAGTACAAATCTAAATCTGATAAACCCGATGGTTCAGATTGGAAAAAACTAGCAGCACGATTAGGCGCGTTACGGAGGTAGTCATGGCAGCTGAAGACAGCATTATTAATATCATCTTAAAACTCGGCACGGCTGGAAGTGGCGCATCTTCGACAATTGATGAATTAAAATCTGTATTTGATTACGTTAAAAAGAATAACGTTGTTAAAATAACACCTGAATTTGAAGTAACGAATAGCAAAGTAAGAGACTTATTAGTACCTTTCAAAGATGCTTTGATTGCAAAAGTAAAACTTATACCAGATACAGAGATTGATCCAAAAGATAGAAGTAAAATAACACAAGGAATTAACAGTCTTTTTGGAAAAGTGACTAAAGGTGATCAAACTATAGAGGGTTTTTCTAATTTTTTTAAAGATGTAGCTGATTTATTAACTTCTTTTAAAGTACCTGATCCATTTAAAGCAATAGCTGCCACTTTACAAGAGTTTTCTACTAGAACTGTAGTAGATGCATTAGAGCAATTGAGTTCTGCCACAAAACCTGCCATTGAAACTACGAATGCTACTGTTATAGCGCTTGATCGGTTAGAAGCTGCTCTTTTTGATGGCGATACTACAGAATTAACTGTATCTGCATTTAAAGAACTTGTTAATGTTTTAAAATTGGCTGATCCTGAGAATTTAGGTATTAAGTTTAGTGCCTTAAAGAGTGCATTAAAATCAATTGCAGAAGAGTTTGGTTTGACTAAAAAACAATCTAATGAATTATTTAATTCTTTTAAAGAGTTTACCACTCAATCATTTGAAGTGGTTTCGTCAAAGTTGATTGCTGCTGCGGAAGCAGACTTAGCTAAAGAAAAAGCTATTGTTGAACAACAACAACAATTAGTGGCTAAACAACAAGAAATTGCACAGAAGAAAAAGGCAATAGTAGAACCATCTGTAGATAGTGTGAAAGAAGCTCCTCTTGATAGTCTTTATAAGTACGACGAATTTGTAAGTCTTCAAGGGGTAGCAAAAAATTTAGGTCTAGGCTTTGAAGCTTTACACGGAGTAATTGCTGGAGATGTTGTTGTAGCTGAAGATTTTTTAAGAGTTTTGACAGCAATTAAAGAAAACTTAGCAGTTAAAGGTGTCCCAACAGAGTTTAATGTTGCTGCTGCAACTCAATATTTAAATCTTTCAGTAGCTCTTTCTAAAGAATATGTTGATCAACATTCTGAGTTAACTAAAAGTTTTGAGACTGTACGTGCTATCAGGGAAGTGATGGAGCAGACTCGTAAAACAGCTGACCAAACTGCTATAAGAAAACAGCGCGATTTAAGTCTCTTAGCTAGAGAAGTACCTAAAGGCGTCCGTGTCGAAGATGAACCTGATGATGGTCTAAAATTAGATAAACCTCTGAAACAAGCTGAGAAGTTAATTGCAGCGTTGGAGGAATTACATAAAATTTCTGATCCTACTAAGTTTGTAAGTAAGTATGAAGCTTGGTCAAACGAACTTAAGACTGTAGATAAAAATCTTGTAGATATTTTAAACAAAACAGAAGCCGTTCAATTAGCCAATCATAGGTTAGACAATGGTGGTAAGACGTTACCGACTGACAATTTAAAAGCTTTAAAGCAAGCTCAAGACTTAGAAATAGCTTACAATGGATTAAAAGAAAGTCTTAAATTACCAGAGACTAGTTCAGAAGGGTTTATTAATCTTTCGAAAGTTTTGAGAAATTTTGATCATTCTTTGGTTATTTCTAAGGATAAAGTTCTTGCTTTTAAAGAGCTTTTGGTTGAGTTATTTAGAAAATTAAAAACCGCAGATGATAATGATAAAAGCGTTAGTGCTGATTTTGCAAAGCGTTTGGGTTTTGATCCAAAAGAGTTAGAAAAGCTTGCTGAACAAACGGAAGCACTGAACAATAATACTAAAGCTCAAAATTTAAATAATCGTGCGAAGTTAGTAGTTGTACCTGTTCCAAGAAATACTTCAGTAAAGAATGATCTTACACCAGAAGAATTAGCCGCTTTACAGGAACGAAGTAATTTAGCCACTATTGCTGTTAATGCTTTAAAAAGAGCAATAACTGAAGCTACTTCTATACCAGTAAAATTTGATCTCGTTAAACAATTCAGAGAAGAATTTAAAAACTTATCAACCGCAGCTAGAAAAACATGGAATGATGGATCTTTTAAAGAATTTAGAGAAGGTCCAGAATTTAAAGTATCTTCTAGTAAAGAAGCTGTTGCTGAATTAAACAGTATTTTAGATGCTTTAGATAATATCTCAAAAAATCCATCTAAGAAAGCTTTTCAAGAATTATCTGAAAAAATATCAAAAAGTGATGAATCTCTTCAACATCTGGTTAAAAGTTCTAAAGAATATTTAGATGTTAAAGCACAAATAAATAAGCTTACCCAAAGTTCTACTGTTGTTACTCCCACAGTAATTACTCCCACAATTGCTCCTACTCAACAAGCTTTACCTATTGTTGAGCAAACACCAGAGTTAAAGAAAGTAATAGAACTTGTTGATCAATTGAATGAAAAGTTTAAAAACTTAGGAAAGAACTCAACTGCTGAAGAATTTATTGCTACTCTTAAAGAAATAGATAAAATTTATCGTGATATTAATAAAGTAAAACGTAGTAATACAGATCAAACATTTAATGTCACAATTCCTTTACTGAGTTTTGAAGCTTTAAAACAATTACAAGAACAAGTTTTAACTTTACCAAAAACAGAGAAAGAATTACAAGAATTTGTTAATAGATACAAATATTTATTAACAGACTTAACTCTTAATGCTACAAGTACTGATTTCCAGTCTTACAGAAATTTCGCAGAAGTCTTTGAACGATCAGCTGAAAAAATAAATACTTCTGTAGTTAGTGTTGTTACATCTTTATCAGAACTTTCTGAAAAATTTAAAACTGGTACTGGGTCTTCTATAGATGTTGCTGAATCTATCAAATACATTAGTGAGAATATAGAAACTTTAAAAGCTATTTTGGGTAATTCAGAAGCAACGGCTAAATTCTTTGAAAATATACAAAAAAGTCAAGGAGAAGTTATACAAAAAATAGTAGAAGAAAATAATGTCTTAATCGACTCTACTAAAATAGTACAAGAACTCCTTGGAAAAAATATAGAAGTTCCGTCTTGGCTTAAAAATTATTCCAAACAAGTCCAAGAAGAAAATGCAAGATTACGAAATTTATTTAAAGAACATGGAGAGGAAAAACCAGAAAAACCGAGAGTTCTTACAGAATCTGAACGTGAATCTATTGCTATTACTTCAAAATTAGCAGATTCATTAAAAAATTTAGCCAATGATTCAAATGCGAGTAAGGATAAAATAACAAAAACTGTTCTTGCTATTAAAAAGTCTTTTGAAAGTTTGAGTAATGAAGGTGATCAATTATTATTCTTTTCTACGTTAAAAGACCAATTAGGTTCTGGCTTAATGGGTGTTTTAACATCCGTAGCAGAAAAAGTAGGTACTCTTAAAACTAAAGCGAATGCTACAAGAACTGCTTTTAATTTACTGGTTGAGAGTTTAGGAGTTGAATTAAAAACTTCGTTGCCCAGTAGCACGGCTTTAGATTCGGGTAAACAAACTGCAATTAATGAAGAAAAAGATTTTAAAATTGCAATCACAGAAACTAATGCTGCTATTCAAGAGCAAAAAAGAATTACAGCATTGCATTCTTTAAATTCTATTATGGATATACAAGATACAGATGTTAATAGAACTTTGCAATTTTTTAAAAATGCAGCTGCTACAAAAATAGAATCAGATCAAGAAATAAAGAAATCATCGGAATCTACTGCTTTAGCTCTTATTTCTACTGATGCTCAAAGTAATCAATCTACAAGAGAAAGATTAAGATTACTTCAATTATTAGTAGAAGGTACAGTTGAAGCTTCTTCAAAAATAAAAAATAGTTTGATGCCCGTAAAAATAGAACAACCAGTACGTCAAGTTGTGGGCGAATTGCTTCCTAAAAACACAAGTGTTGAAAACGATGCTACTAATGAAAAATCTTTAGAATTAGGTACCTTGATTAAAAAAATTGAAAATACTATTGAAGTTGAAAGCGCACTAATTAAAATTTCCACAGCAACTACTGAAGCTCTTGAAAATCAAACCAAAGCGGTGGTTGCCAAGTCAACGGCTTTGGATGGACTGTCTACTAAGTTACAAACATTCATCGAAAAAGAACGTCAAGCGGAAACCGCCATAAAAGCCACTGTGACGGCTTTACAGCAGCAATCCAATGTACCGGCTCCCGCATCAACGAACGTGGCTCCAAACGCCGCTCCGGTGGCTCCAACACCCGTTATTACAGCACTGACTGACATCCCCACTATCGTCAGCAAAGCCAGTACCGCGTTTGAAGAATTGCAAAAGATTATCGAAACTACTTTTGCTAACAAATCAGTTATAGGTTTAGGTAAAAAGATTCAAACTGTAATAAAAGATGGTGAAGCTCACATCGCTGTTTTGAAAGAGGCTGGCAAAGCTGAAGAAGCTCTTGCTGAAATTAAAGCGAGAGTTGCTAAATTTAATACTACCGACGACAACAAAGCTAGACAACTTGGAATTATCACAAATGCGTTGGGTGTAACCGCAACCTCTGAAATGCAAGTAGCAGATGCTGCGAAAAACAGTGATGCTGCTCTTAATGCTCAAGCGGCAACGGTTGTAGCCAAGTCTGCTAAACTGGATATTTTAATTGAAGCTTTAGGCAGATTGGCAACTGCTGATAAAAAAGCATCAGAAGGCAGTAATGTTTTCATAGAAAACTCTATTCCTGAGTTCGCTAGTTTACAGACTAGGTTAACAGCCGTTAAAAAAGAAGCTGAACAGCTTGCTGCCTCTGGAGACAGTCCACTTAAACTTTACGCAGATTATTTAAATCTAGCGCTTGATCAAATTGCTCATATAGCTATAGACGGAACTCCAAAAGCAACGGTTGCAGTTAAACAATTGATGACAGAGCTGTATAAAGCTTTGACGGATAATAAAAAACCTGAAGAGGGACAAGGTCTAGCAAAACAGATTATGGACGTTGTGGTTAAAGATTTATCCAATCTTCCTGGGATGACCACTGAAGCTTTAGCAGCGTTGAAAAGTTTTGATCTTCAAAAGTTGATACTGGATGCTCTTGGCAGCAATCCTAACGCTTCGGAACTTGAGAAGCTTAACGCAGTTTTTAATGCTGTTGTAGAAGTAGTTAATGCAGGTGTTGCAAAATTAAACACAGTAGCGTCAGACGCAAGTGCGAGTTACGCTGGTTTAATAAAGCATATCTTTAGCGGTAAAGGTCAGGCTTCTAGTAGTGATCTTGAAGCATCAGTAATAAACAGACTAAAAGACACAACGGGAACTTTTAAAACTTTTGTTGAAAAATTTGTTGAAGATTTAGAAAAAGTATATAGGTCTGGAACATTGGCTCCAGACCAAAGTCAACTTTCTAAATTCATTGAGAGTATGTTCTCAGTTCTAAAGACTAAAACTCCTGGAGAATTGAAAGCTGCATTTACTGACATACAGATGATCATTGCTGAATCAGTGGCTCATCTTTTTCCAAAGATGAATAAAAACGAATCAGCAGTTTTATTCACTGATATGCTGGCGGCACAAAACGAGAAGATCAGAGCAGAATTAACTGGCTTGTCTTCAGTTTTTGGAATTTTGAAACCCGATGAACGTCTTAATGCTTATTTAGATTCATTCTCTGAGAAAAAAATTAACTTTACCTCATTAGAAGACTCTAAAATACAATTAGCAGAGTTCTTTAAAGAACTTTTAGCTTTGTCAAATAAATTTGGCATTGATCTTAATGATGACAAAGTTGCAGAAAGAATCAATAAATACAGTTCGGATCTTATTAAAGCTCTAAGCTCTTTGAACGGAAAAGCTAGTACCAAAAATGTTGGTGCGTTGCTGGAAAGAACTTTAGGTAGTCTTCGCTCACAAGGCGTCAATGTTGGCGAATTAGGCCAAATAAAACTTAGTATTAAAAATGTTAGTACAACCTCTTTAGATTCAGCAGTAACTACTGCAATTAATAAAGTAGCAGTTAAAGCTGAAGAGGAATTGAAAGCATCTTTTGCTTCGATAAATACTGACGTGTTGAAGTTAAATCCAAAAATAGATAGTAGTCAAATAGCATCTGGTTTCAGACTGATTGGAAAAATATACAGTGACGAATTTAAAACTATCCGTGACTCTGCTACCTCAAGTCTTACGAAATTAGAGAATTTTAACCAATTGAGTTTTAATGCAGATGGTGCTGTTAATGGAATCTTTACATTAAGAGACGCTACTGTTAAGTTAAATGAGGTCATAAAAGACTTCGATAAGCAAGATTCTAAAAAATATGGGCTTGAGTTCTTAAAAAGTCTTAGAGAATTTTATCAAGATAGCACAACCATCACGAAAGCTATCCAAAGTTCTTTTGATAGACAGAAAAATGATAAAAACATAACTGAGGCTCAATCCTTTAAGGTTCCAACATTAAATTTAAATGACGGTCTTGCTGTATTAAAAGCAGAGTCAGAAAAGTATCAAAACGCGATACAGACTGAAATTACTAAAATTCAGGACAAAATTCAAGCTGCCTCTTCAGCAAGAACAGTGCTTTCGATTACACCAAACTCTTCTGAAGAGTCTGTTCTTAGTAAGTATGTTCAAAAATTAAGAGAGGACGAAAAGAAATTACTTAAATTAATGGAAGATAGTGGAAAAGCGGTTACTGCTGAAGAAAAAAAGTTTTTGGAGAGAACTGCACCTTCCATTGATTACTTTAAAAAACTAAAAACTTTTTCTAGCAAAGATTCTAACATTGAAATTAAAGTAGATGTTAGTAGTTTGTTAGGTGCTGTTGATAACTCCAAACGTGCTTTGGAATCATTACAGAATCTTGGAGCTAAGGCTGAGATTGGTAACAACTCACATCTACAAGCCTTTAATGCGTTATTGGGTACTACTGATCGTCAAGCTTTGGAATTAATACCTACTTTTGATTCAATAGGCTCAATATTACGAAGATTGTTTGTTACTAGTGGTTCTGGCGCGAACGAAGTAAAAGCTGCTTTTGAAGGACTGGCCGTTGGTGTAAACTCTTTGGATTCGGCTAAGTTCAAACAACAAATTTTAGATTTTGCTGGCAATTCAAGAGTACTGAAATCTGAATTGAGTGAAGTAGAAAATTACCTTGTAAACATTTTAAAACTGCCAGCAACAAACCCGTTCGTTTCATTTATCCGCGATGGTAAACAAGCTCTTGATTTGACGGAAAGCTTGAATGCGAGTTTGAAAGAAGTCAATAAAAGAAATAAGAATGTCGATACAGCGTTAGCGTCAGTTAAAACTAACGAACAGAGTTTTAGTATTGCTGAACAACGGGCGAGCGCAACTAAAGCAATCGCAGACATAGAAAAAACTGAACAGGCACAAGCCGCACATGCAGCCGCATTGGGTGTTTTGGATTCTGCTTATAGAGCGTATAGAAACTCGGTACGGTCAGCTGAAACAGCAGTACTTTCGCTGACATCAGCAGAAATACAGTTAACAAATCTTAGCAAAGGTACGCAAGGTTTTAACTCTCCAATTCAATTCTTACCTAATGCTTCAGAAATTCAAAAACAAGTAGATGCTGTTAGAGGTGCGTTTAACACACTAACAGAAGCTTCTAATTTTTCTAAAATACCTAAAGATTTCTTCCAAGAATTTGAACAACAGATTAAAAAGGATTTAGTTGAAGCGTTTGCATCCAAACTTCAAATACCTTTAAACTTAGAATTTGCTGATTCTAATGTCAAAACTACTTTGCAGAATCAGATTGAAGCTTTAATTTCTGGAGTTATTTCTTCTAACACTTTGCCGGAAGCTTTGAGTAAAATCAAACTCTTTATTGAAGAGTATAAAAAATCTATAAACTCTTTAACTAAAGTAGGTGAAACTGATTCTGGATCTTCGGACATTTTAAAGTTTTTAACCAGCCTTGAAAAGAACGTTGAGTCGGCTGTTGCTAATGTTAAAGCAAAGCTTTCTAGCATAGGTTCTGATTCTAAATTAAATGTTTATCAAACGCAGATAAAAGAAACTAAAGACGCTCTGAGTAGTCTGGAAGCGCCTTTAAAGAATGTTACGCAAGAATTAACACAGCTTGATTCACGTATACGTTCTGAAGGTGCTTCAAACAAACTTGGTGACATTGCTGGAAGTTTGGAAAGAATACAAAGAGAGACTAAGGTTTTTCAAGCTTTAAGTGAAGGTCTTGATTTAACTACGGTTACAGCAGCGCAACTACAGGAGAAGTTAGCCAATTTAAAACTTTCTCCAAAATTGAGTCTAGAAGCAATTGAGGCTATTAGAATCTCCTTTGAAGAATTAGTGAAGATGGGAGATCTTGCAAAACCAGTAGAGCTTATTACTAAGCCTACTATAAATAACATTCAACAAGCTGAAAAAATCTTTACTGAATTACGTCATCAGATTGCAGCCATCAATGCAACTAAAGTTGACGGCAAATTAACGTCAGAAAATCAAGCGAGTGTAGAGGCTTTAACAGCCCAAAGAAACGAAGCTTTACGTCTTTGGTACGATTTAATCAATGTTAAGGGTGAGTTAAAACAAATAAGCGCTGCTTCAAAAGAAGCAGCGGCACATCCATTTGATTCCAGCAAAACAGGATTAGATAAATATCAAAGAGGTTTGGCACAAAGCGTAGAGCATTTAAATGATTTGCAGAAATTGTTAGAAACTGTTTCTGCAGATAAAATGACTCCGCCTGCTTCCGTGCTAAACATATTGCAAGCCATAGAAAAGCAACACAGATCAATTGCTGATTTAATGGAGACAGAAAGAAAGTATTGGCTGGCACAATCTAAAACTAACAGACCAGCAACACTAGATCAGGATTTGTTGCAGAGTAAACCTGTTCAAGTAAAAGACACGGCTGCTAAGCAAGCATTAGAAGATCTGATTAAGTTAGAAGCTAGACGTAAAGCTCTTGAATCTGAGTTAAGCAAACCGCTAGAGCTGAACATAGATACAAAAGCTAACTTTTCGAATCTGATTGAGTTTGAAGCTGCAACTAAAAGAATCCGTGAAAACATTAATCAATTAAGTGACAGTGATGTTAAGAGTTATTTAAGCGCACAGTTAGCAACATTGACGGGTGAGTTCGGCGCTGCTTCTAAACAAGCCAGTGATTTTTATAAAGTCTTAGAAAAACCAGTCAAAGGTGATGGGAATTTAGATGCTTTAAGATTAAGTATCAATACCATCATTGCTCAAATGGGTGATTTGAATGCAGCCAGTAGTTCTACTGGGCAAAAATTACTGGGTCTTGACACTCTTGAAAAACAAGGACAAGACGCAGTTACCAGTTTTACTAAAAATGTGCGAGATCTTATAGCACAAAAAGAGGAGTTGTTAAAAGGTTTAACAGCAGATAAAGATATTAAACTTTATAATGCTGTCAATGATGAAGTCACAGACCTTAAAAAAACTTTAGGTACTTTGACTAATTTCTCACCATTAGCTAGGCTCACGGAACAATATAAAGATCTTCGAAACGGTATAAAAGAAACAGTTAAGGACACTGATCTTCTTGCTGAAATAAATGCAAAATTAAGTACAGTACAATCTGGAAAAGTGGGTGCTGAAGATCTTCAAACAAGAATTAATGCATTAAAAGAAATTAATTCTTTGAGCAAAGGTTTAACTCTTGACTCGAAAGTTGCAGCAGACGTTGCTTTGTTATCAAAAGAGATAGCCAATTTAATTTCAAATACGCGGTCACTTAATGAGACTAATCTTAACTTAAAAACTGAAGATGTTGCTACTAAGCTACAATCGGTACAGGAAAGAATAGAGACGATTAAAGAACAGACCAGAGGTCTTTCGTTTGCAAACCCCGCTGATACGGTTGCTGTTGACTCTGTGATCAGCTCATTGCAACAAGAAGAAAAAGCTCTTAGAAGTATCATTGCAGCAAAAAAGAATTATGATGACGTTTTGAAGACGTCTGCCGCTACATCAAAAGAAGCTTTGAATGCAGAATTAGCGTACTATAAAAAAGTTTCTAGTAGCAACATTATTACCATTGATGATGTACCAATCAAAGAGAAAATTGAATCAATTAGAGAAAAATTGAACAGTTTATCTAATAAATCTACAAAGGTTTCTATCTCTACAGAAGATGCTCAAATCAATATAGTCACTTTACGAGAAAAGTTTAATGCTTTTAGAAACACTATTGAAAGTAAAGCTGGTGAAAAAGTCACACTAGACACGACGACTGCAAGCACTTCTCTTGTTTTTTTAGATAATTTGATAAAAGAAGTATTTGCTAACATTCAAGCATTGAATAATTCTCGAAATGCTAATACGTCTTTGTCAGAGGGCGCAGAACAAGCCGCAGTATATTATGAACGTTTAAAAAATGAGCTGATAACTCTACAACGAGAGTTAAGTCCGACAAATACAAAAAAATCAACATTGTTTGATTCTGAGTCTTTGAAGAGTGTTAAAGCAGAAATTGACACGATTAGAGTAGGAATAGACGGTGTTGGAACAGCTGGAGACGATGCTGCTACACGCATTAAAAAATTAGATCAAATTCTGCATCAACTTCAAGTTACTAAAATTCTTAACACAGACAATACTCTTACAGCAGGGTTAAACGAAGCTATTGAAAGCGCTCAGAAGTTAAGAGCAACGTTGTTAGATACAAAAGTAGCCCCACTGGAAGAAAGATTTAAAGCTCAAGAATTAATTTTGCAAAGTCTAGTTGATAAGGCAAAGGTAGCTCAAAGCGAATTAACAAAAATACTCACAACCGGACCGTTCAACGAAACATCTGACAGGGCGCTATTGCCAGACTTGTCTCCTAAGTTTGCAGCAGGTTCGCACAGTGCTACAATTTTAAAAGAAATATTGGCTGAAGTTAATAATCAAATCCGCGCAATCAATACAAGCCTTCGCAATGGACAAGTATTAGATGTTAATGTCAGTACCGCACTTGAAAAATTAAGAACTTTAAAGAGTGAGATAGAAAAGTTACAAGGTACTTTCTCTGATAAGAAAACGCCTTTAGAAGCTGATTTCACGAAAGCTTATGACGCTGGCATGTCGTTAGCTGTCTTACAAGGGAAATTAAAAGCTGGACAAGATTTATTAAATAATGACAATTTTGTATTCGGCATAAATCCTGGTACGGCATTAAGCGCTTATCAATTAATGGCTCAAATCAACAGTGAGATTGCTAGATTAGAGGCACAGCTTAAAGCTCTTTCTGGTCAATCTAGTTTGTCAGCTTTATCCGAGACTTTCAAAGCAGATTTAGCATCACTAGCAGCGATGAAGGTTGAAGTAGGTAGTTTGAGCGCTGCTTTCAATACTATTAACACTAAAAAGATGGGTGATGAGCTACAAAAACTGCAAAGTTTTGTATCACAAGGTTTGGGTACGAGTGAGTACGACAAAGCTTTCGTTGATCTGACTGAAAGATTTAAGCATCAAGCAGATTTAGTTATTCGTAGTTTTGGTGGTATAGATCAAGCGGTTAATGGTTCACAAGGACCGGTGAAAAATTTAACAACGCAGATATACAACTCGTTTTTAGAAACTGAGAAACAAATCGGTCAGACTATTCATAATTTTTCAAATCTCACACACGCTCTTGAAGCGATGAAAGTAGCAACTCCTCAAAAGTTTTTTGCAATACCTGATATGGAAAAGTTGCAAACAGCTTTTAATGAGAATAAGTTAGGCGCACAATTAAAACAATTAGGTGAGGACGGAAAACTCACCCAAGCTCAAATCACTAAGTTGCAAGAAGAATTAGTGATGCTATTTGCTATGGGTGGCACAACGTCATTAGAAGCTTATAAAAACATCTTTAACGAAATTCTTGGTACTAGTGCGGGTCTTGGTAACGTCAACACTTCATGGAATCTCATCCTTGAAACGTTAAAGAAAGTTGTTGCAGAGCAAACTGAGATTCAAAAACTCAGTAGTAATGTTAAACAAGCTACTACAGGAAACGCTACTAATGAAGGTCTTGGTTTAAAACAAAACCTTCAAATGGGAGATACTCTAGAAGCAGCAATGAAGTTACAAAATGCTTTTAGAAATACAAATAATGAAGCGGCAGGTGTTTTTGGCACAGTGCAGAACATACTTCGTGAATTAAATAAACCTTACGAAGGAAGTATGTTTAACACAATGCGTAAGGAGTCGTTTGGCCCAATAAAATCTACACTGACTGCTCTTAAACAAGAAGCTGATGCTATCTTCGATAAGATGCAAAGATTGGAGTCTGTTGTTCCACAAGCAAGACAGGGAGATTGGGCAGCACAATTAGCAGAAGTTCGCAACATTTACGAACAGATTATTGTTGCAATTCAGATGGTGACTCAGTACGAGAAAAAAGCCTCGGAAACTTCGCCGTTACGAGACATGCTTGGTGGCGTTAAAACCAGCATGGCAGAAATTATGGAAGAAGGTGCTTTATTTAATAAAGTATTGTCGTCCATGTTGCAAAGAGCAGCAGCCAAAGTAGATCCAGCTATTTTGTTTCCGGCAATGGCTGAAAAATTTGGATTGGCAGGTGGCGAGTCTGGTGAAAAATTTGTTGCCGCTTACACGAAAGCTTTACAAGGTTTGTCAACATTAAAATTGACGGGCAACAATGCAACAGAATTATTTAATGCAGATACAGGAAATTTCAATTTAGCAGCCATTGAAAATAAATTTAGAAGTTTAGGGATTACTTCTGAACAAATTCTAAAAGCTATTCGTACTGAATTTGAAGGTACTTTTAATAGTTCTGCTGATGCGGCTACCCATTTTGATCTTGTGGTCGGTAAAGTTTTTTCAGATTTAAATTCTGGTTTTTCTTCTTCGCAAGGTTTTAAATTCATTGCTGACCAATTTAACTTATTGGCTCAAGGTGCAGAAAATTTAAAAAAATACATCAGTCCGATTCCACAAGAATTAGCTGGTGTATCTAGTACGAGTTTCCATCTTGATACTAACGCGATCACTCAGCAATTGCTAAGTCTTCGGTTGATTACTTCAGATTCAGTAAATCATGTTAGAACCGCGTTAGACAGTCTTAATGAGAATAAGTTTGCTAGTCAAGATGCAGCTCTTGCAGCATTACAACAGTTGTTGATGGGTTTAGGAAAAACAGCTGCAGGTTTGAAACCTCAATTGGATGCGGCTTTTTCAGGCAATTTGCAACAGTCGGTAACTCGGTTTTCAGATGCAGTAAAAGAATTAGAAACACAATTGGTTAAATTTAGATCTGGCGCGATCCAATGGACTATGGGCGTACAGATGTTCGGACAAGGGCTGTTTGAACCTGTCCAACACGCTATCGAAGGTTATAAACAGTTCTCCGATACGATGGGTATGGTTAAATCCATCACGGGAGCGACGAACGAACAATACAAAGAATTGACTGAAACCGCTATTTTGATGGGCGGCACAACGCGCTACACAGCCGAGCAAGCGGCGGATGGACTCAAGTACTTGGCTATGGCCGGTTATGACGTTGAAACGTCTATTTCGGTGCTTCCCGTGGTCATGCGGATGGCACAAACCGCTGCAATGGACTTGGGCGCGGCAGCTGAAATTACAACCAACATCATGACTGAATTTAGAATGTCCGCTGAAGAGTTTACAGGTGCAGCGGACGTGTTGGCGATGGCTGCTGCAAAGACGAATGC